ATCGGCTAACACTATTTCCCGGCCCCTGACGGGGTCGGAGCCCATCAATCGCCCTTGGGAAAGGCATCGAGGCCCAGCCATCCCGGCGGGCCTTTTTGCTGTCCCGAAACCAACATCCCAAGGAGACTGAAATGTCGATGACTGACCTGAATGAAAAGCGTGGCCGTCTGGTCACCCAGGCCCGCGAGGCCCTCGAAGAAATCAAGACCAACACCGACGAAAACCGGGCCGCTGAACTGAATCAGCGCCACGACGCGATCATGGCCGACTTCGACAAGATCGAGGGCCTGATCGAGCGTGACGCCCGCGTGTCGGCCGCTGAAGCCCGTGCCGAAGAAGCTCGCGCCAAGCTGCGTCCGATCCCCGGCGACACCGCCACCTCGGCCGCCGATCAGGGCAAGGCCCCGCAATACCGCGACGCCTTCTATGCCATGCTCCGCGCTGGCGGCAACGTGTCGGACCTGTCGGGCGAAGAGCGCGCTGCTCTGAAGGCCGGCATCCAGCACGACGCCGAGTTCCGCGCCCAGACCGTGGGCACCAACTCGGCGGGCGGCTTCGTCGTCCCCGTCACCCTGTCGGAAATCATCGTCAAGTCGATGGCCGCCTGGGGTCCGATGTATGATGACGACATCTGCACCACCATCAACACCTCGACCGGCGAGCAGATCAACATCCCGACTGTGGACGACACGACCACGGCCATCGCCAAGACCACGGAAGGCAGCGCGCTGACCGACGACGGCGGTGTGGATGTCACCTTCGGCCAGAAGAACCTCAACGCCTTCCTGTTCGACACCGAGTTCGTCCGCTGGTCGCTCGCCCTGTCGCAAGACTCCATCTTCAACATGGAGCAGCTCCTGGGCGAACTGCTCGGCGAGCGTCTCGGCCGTCGCGCCAACCTCGAACTGACGACCGGCGACGGCACCGGCGACCCCAACGGCATCGTGACCGCTTCGAGCCTCGGCAAGACGGCCGCCGCAGTCGCCGCGATCACCGCTGACGAACTGATCGACCTCCAGCACTCGGTCAACCCGGCCTATCGCCAGTCGCCCAAGGCCCGGTTCATGTTCAACGACTCGACGCTGGCGGCCATCCGCAAGCTGAAGGGCGGCGACGGCCAGTATATCTGGCAAATGGGCGACATCCGCACCAGCGTCCCCGGCACTGGCACGGGCAACAAGCCGGTTATCTTCGGTGACTTCGGCAAGTATTACGTCCGCAAGGTGGGCTCGCCCATCATCGGCGTGATGCGCGAACGCTTCTGGCCGGACCTGGGCATTGCCGGTCTGATCCGCTTCGACGGTGAACTGGGCGACACCGCCGCCGTCAAGCACCTCGTCAACGCCTGATCCCTTTAGGGGCGGTCCATACCGGGCCGCCCCGCCCTCTTTTGGAGAGATAGGCGATGTCCTACAATCAAACAGGCTACCGTAACGCAGACGGCGTGTTGGTGGTTCAAGGTCAAACTGCGGTCACGCAACTGACCAGCATCAGCACGGGCGTCACTTGCAACGCTTATTCCGGCGTCATCACGACCGTTTCGCAAACGGTTGCGGCCGGTGCTGAGGCTGAGTTCACCGTCACTTGTGACAAGGTCGCAGCAACTGACATCGTGGTCCCGGTCATCAAGACTCACACCTCGCAAGGCAGTTTCCATGTCGGCGTCAATCAGGTGGCAGCGGGTTCGTTCAAGCTGCAACTGACGAACCTTCACGCAACGCTGGCTGGTAACAACGTGCTGGTGATTAGCTTCATCGTGCTGAAGGCTGCGGCCTGATGATGCTTCGGATGGTGGTCGGGCTCGCGGGTCCGACCACCAGCCTCGCCCCCGGTGACGAGGCCGACTTCCCCCAGGCCGAAGCCTTGCGCCTGATTGAAGCCGGTTACGCCGTGCCTGCGGTCGAAGCCAAAATCGAGCGCGCTGTGAAGCCGACCCGCAAGGTGGAGAAGCGATAATGTGGCGATCTGTTGCGGTCACTGTAGCGCCTGCTGCTGAACCCCTGACCACAGCAGACGCCAAGGCTCATCTGCGCGTCGATCACTCGGACGACGACGCCTTGATCGCTGCCAACGTGGCGGCGGCGCGGGCGCACGTTGAGGCTCGCACGGGGACGCGGCTCTATACTCAGACGGTCTCCATGAAGGCCGAAAGCTGGGACGATCTGGAAAGCCTGCCGGTCGCCCCGATCCAGTCGATCACGTCCGTCTCGTATGTGGACACGGGCGGGACCACCGTGACCCTTTCCACTGACTATTATGAAGCCCGGCTGTTCGGCCTGGAGCCCGGCTTGGCACTCAAGTTCGCGCAGTCATGGCCGCCGATGCAAGACCGTTCGCTGCTGACGGTGGTGGCTGTCGTCGGTTACGGCGCGGCCGGAACCCAGCCGGTTGAGGCCATCCACGCGATCAAGCTGATCGTCGGCGATATGTATGAACACCGCGAGACGGTTGGCGCTGGCGCGGTCTCCCTGCCGGTTGCCGCCACGGTTGACGCCCTTCTCTGCAATCACACCAAACACCTGATCTAAGGAGTGCCGCATGGCCGATCTTTCCATCACCGCTGCCAACGTGGTTCCCGGTTCTGATGCCGTTCGCGAGTCCGGCACGGCCGGTGCGACTATCACCGCCGGGCAGCTGGTCTATCTCGACACCTCCGACATGAAATACAAGCTGGCCGACTCCAACGGTGCGGCGGCTCTTCGCGTTCCGAACGGCATTGCGCTGAACGGTGCCTCGAACGGCCAGCCGCTGTCCGTCCAAAAGGGCGGGGACATTACCATCGGCGGGACGGTGACCGCTGGCGTGGCCTATTATCTGTCGGACACACCGGGCGGCATCTGCCCGGTCGCTGACCTGGGGTCCGGCGAATATCCGTGCATCATCGGCATCGCCAAAAGCGCCTCGGTGCTGTCGGTTGCCATCCAGCCCTCTGGCGTGGCGCTCTAAATCATGGCGCTCGCGGCGGGCAAAATGGACCGCCGGATCACGCTCGAGCGGTTCGTCACGTCGGCCGATCAGTTTAACGAGCCGGTGAAAGCCTGGGGCGCTCTGGCAACACGCTGGGCGTCCTATGAGCCGATCAGCGACGGCGAGCGGTTCCGGGCGGGCGAGACAGCGGCCACGGCATCGGCGCGGTTTGTCATCCGACACTCGGCAACCGTCGCTGACCTGAACCCGAAGGACCGGCTCACCTTCGACGGCGCGGCGTGGGAAATCCTGCACGTTAAGGAAATCGGCCGCCGCGAAGGCATCGAGATTAGCGCGACCGTCCGGGCCGATGGCTAAGGGCACCACGGTTAAGGTCGAGGGTCTCCGCGAAGTTGACGCCGCCCTCGGTCAACTGGGCAAGGCAACCGGCCGCAACGTGATGCGGCGGGTCGCGGTCGCCCGGCTGGAACCAATGGCCGAAGAGGCGCGACGGCTTGCACCGGACAATCCGAACACTCGCGGTCGAGACCTTGCAAAAAGCATCGCGGTTTCAACCCGGACCAACAAAGCCAACTTTTCACGGGCTGCAAACAAGGCCGCCCGCGCGGGCAAGGCCGAGGTTGAGGCTTACATGGGTCCGGCTGGTGTCGGAAAGCGCGGCGCTCCACCGCAGGGCATCTGGCAAGAGTTCGGCACCGTCAACCACCCGCCTCAGCCGTTCATGCGACCCGCATGGGATGGCGGCAAGGATGCGCTGCTGGAAGGCATCGCTGACGACTTGTGGGCCGAGATAAGCAAGGCCGCCGCGAGGCAGGCAAAGAAAGCCGCCCGACTGGCCGCGAAGGGGTAGCATATGGAAGCCGCCCTGATCGCAAAGCTGCTGGCCACGGCTGGCGTCACCGCGCTGGTCTCGACCCGCATAAACTGGAGCCGTCGTGTGCAAGGCGCGGCGCTTCCCTGCATCGTCCTGCATCGCGTTTCTGGGCTCCCCGATGTTCACCACGCCGGGGCCTCGGGTCTGGTTGTGAGCCGGGTCCAGGTCGATTGCTGGGGCGCGTCCTACGGGTCGGCCAAGGCCGTCGCACGGGCCGTTGAAACCGCCATCACGGCGCAAACCTTCACCCAAGGCGCAACCCGCTTTGACGTGATCCTGATCGACTCCGAGCGAGACGATTCAACCGACGAGACCACCCCTCTTTTCCGCACGTCACTGGACCTGATGGTCCATCACGCCAACGCCTCTTAAGGAGCAACACACATGGCCGCTTCCGCTGCTGTTAACGGGTTTGGGGCGGTCTTCGCCTATGAATCCGCACCCTCGACCTACACCTCGCTGGCC